ATACCAACCTTGACTATATCTGCTTTGCCATGAATTATTAATTCTTCTGTCATTTCTGGAGTAACAACATTTCCGGCCATAATAACTACTTCTTCATATAATTTACGAATATGACTGACTGTTTTAACAAATTGCTCAGTGTACCCATTTGCAACGTCAATACAAATATTAGGTAGTGGAAAGTTGAACTTTCTTATTTGATTAAAAACGTCTGTCAGTTTTTCTATGTCTTTTGCTCCTGTTCCTACTGAATAAAAAACAAGATTTTTATTTGTAACACTCGGATCTGTATAGAAAGCAACATATTCATTAGGATTATAGTGTTTATGTAAGCACACCACGATATGATTCATGGATAAAGATTTAGCCATATTAAATGTTCCAACGGTATCCATATTAGCAACCATGATAGGAACAGCAAGTAATTCACGAGGAGAGTGCTTAAACTTAAATGCTCTTTGAATACAAACTTCTGATCGACTATTGAGAGTTGATCTTTTGGGCCTGATTAAAACATCATCAAAATCTAGTTTAATTTCATTAATTATTTTTTGCATCTTCAGTATTCTCTGTTTCTTTGCTCATATTCAAAAAGTATTTTTGACTATAGTTAATAAAAATTTCTTCATCTTTATTTATTGATGAAGTTGCAATAATACTAGCTGTTCTATTTTGTATATCAAATTTAATTTCAGCATTATGATTATCGCTATGGTTATATAACATACCGCACCCTAATAGCATGTACAAATTATATCCATGATTTTTACATTCTTTACATTCGCAATGTGGACTGCTAAATAAATAATTATATATTTGTGGATCACTATGATATCTGGATCTGAATGCTAGAGGAACTATAGGACAGTATTCTATTACAGAATTACTATCTATAGCATGATTAGAAAAAACTCCAAGTCCCTCAGTTGAAGACTCTTTCACATGTATATTATTTAATATTTCTATCATTTTAGTTCTTTCAATATAGAATCAATATCATAACAGATAAAATCTGATTTCCATCCTGTTTCACTAATACATATTCTGATTGCTGTCATAAGACCCTTGCCTTTATAGTATTTTAAGGTATCTTTAATAGCAGTCATATGATCTATTCTATCTATTACGTGTTTAATTTGTCCAGAGTAAACATAATATTTTGGCATTTTACACCGAGAAAAAATACCATCTTCTATAATCAATAATAGAATCTGATGAATTTATATATTGTAAATAGTTTTGTATTTCATTCCATGAAGAAAAAATCATTTCATGTGGAATCGTACCAAAAAGCCAATCTGGAGCATTTTTTTTGCCTTGCACCATGTGTATTATTATAGGTTTTTTTTGACGATTGGCCCAGAATATTTCTTCTAAAGTTCCGCATGGATGAGTTTCTAAATCTAGATTGACTATCAAAAAATCGCTGATATCTACTAGCCTAAGATCAACAGACCTAATAGTTTTCATCAATTTAGATAATTCATCATAATTTTTGCTATCTTTATATGATTTCTTAAGAACTTGAACTTGTTCATCTTCTTTTCCCATGCTTGTGGGTTTTTTGATTGGGTTAAACACTATAACTCCCAGACTTTCTAAGAAAGGAGTTATATTATCTCTCCAACCATTACCTCTGTCTGGCACTCTATCCATAGCACCAGCAAGATATACTCTTTGGTTTGATAGTCTATTCATCGCTACCATTAAGTAAAAAATCTAAGAAATTATGTTTTTGATTTTTTGATACTGATTGACTACTTGAACACTTCATTATACCACCAATAAAACCAGCAATTAGGCAAAATACAAGAACACAATAAAAGAGTTGCTGATCATATACCATTATATCCTCACTTTGTATAAATATAAACAGAAATATCGAACCAAATATCATCAATGAGATGACTAATAAATTTCCAGTCGCCTCCAGCAAGACCGCTGCCGAATTTAGGTGCGTGGATTTCTATTTTAGAATCCATGTTGGACTGTAATGTTTTAATATGTTGCTTAACTTGATTCATAGAATATACTAAAGCAGCATAATTTATTGGTCTACGATTAGTATTACTAATAAGTTTATTTTGTGATATCATATTAGCAAATATAATACTATGTCTATACTGCTTATCTGATTTTACAGAGACAAATTGAGTGTGTCCTAATTTTGCTTGTGAACCAAGCATATGAAAGTTCATTTTTACTTCTGGATATTTTAATGCAACCTGACCAGCAAATCCCGCACCAAAAGCATTGACATTATTACATACGTGTGGAACTATAACGCTACAGCCATCTTTACCAGAACCTATTCTAGTATTAATACTATCAAAAATATCTTGATTTTTAATTAAGACGTAGCTACTATAGTTTTTATTTATTTTTGTTTCCATATTAAGCCAATTAGTAAAATATTCTCGAGAAAAAGAGTTTTCTTGTTTTGTGTTATCTGGACGAACCAACAATGTTATTGTATCGTGAAACTGCTTTGTCGTCAAGTCATTTTTTAAATTGTAGTTCTTGACATTTATTGATTTTGGTATTATTATATGAGATAGATATTAATAAAAATTATATATTGAAAGAATGGATAAGATTATGAAAATAGGAGCTTTTTATCAATCTGGCCATAAATTAGTAGCATGTCATATTGCTCTTAAACAATTAAGAAAAATTTATCCAAGTATTCCGATTGCATTGTATGAGGATGGAAGAGATATATTAAAAGTAACAGCTGATGAATTTTCTTGTGCATATAAAAAAATAAAAACTTTAAATACAAATTCTAGTCATTGGATAGGATCGACATACTCTGGTAGACCAGTTAGGGATTTGGAGTCTAATTTAGCATGGTTGTCTAGGATATATGAATCATGTCAAACAACTTTATCTAATGTTGATTTAATACTACACTATGAAGACGATGTGTGGTGTAGGAGAACCATAGAGGCTTGGCCTGAATATGATGTTGCTGGATATAATGGAAAAAACATAGGGCCTATTTATACTCAAGAATTAATTCATTATATGTTTCAAAGATTTAGAGGCAATTTTGATACACGAGGATATTGGAGTAAAAATGGATCTCTTATAAGCTATGGTGCTTGTGGAGGTTCTATTTTCAGTAAAAATAAATTTATGGAAGCATATGAAAGAATAAGTGAAATTGATTGGAATTTAATATATAATTTAGATACTAGACCATGTGAATGGTCTGATGCTAGTCTGTCTTTTATTATGCAACATGCGGGTTTTTCTTATGGAGTATGGTCTGATTGGGCTGAATATGAAACAAAAAATATAAGCAATAATGGAGATAAAACTGGATGGACTACTCCGTTCTCAGAAACACCTAATGCAGCATTCATACATCTGTACAAACATTTTTATGATTATAATAATGATGAATTAAGTCTTGCTTTAGACTATTACAATAATAAATTACTTTAAAATATGTTTTGATAATGATAGTGATGATCCTATGATTTGATGCATATCATAGTATTTATACTCTGCTAGTCTTCCACCAAAAATAGTTTTAGATTTGATTTTTTTATATTTATTATATATCTCATTATTTTTTTCTGTATTAATTGGATAATAAGGAATACTATCCTCTCTCCAGGTATCAGGATATTCTTTTGTAATCGTAGTGTAGTTACATGATATATTTTTAAAATGTTTGTGTTCAACTATCCTCGTATACGGCAGACTATATTCTGTATAATTAATAATTGCATTTCCTTGATAATCTTCTATATTATGTAATTCTTGTTCAAATCTTAAAGTCCTATAATTTAGAGAACCATATATGTGGTCATAATATTCATCTATTCTGCCAGTAAATATTATTTGTTTAGCTTTTTTATCCCAATAATCTCTATTATTGATATAGTCTTCGCCTAGCACTATATCTGCACCATAAAGCATATTCTTGATCATTTCCGTATAGCCATTTTGTGGTATCCCTTGATATTTATCATTAAAATAATTATCATCAAATTTGATACGGATTGGTAGTCTTTGTATTATAAATTTAGGTAATAATTTTGGTTCAATTTGCCATTGTTTTTTAGTATATCCATATATGAATTTATAATATATTTCTTCACCAACTTGGGATAAAATCCATTCTTCTAAATTAGTTGGATTTTTGATATTTATTTTTACAGAATCTAATTTTTCTTTTGCTTCATTTGGAGTTAAAACCCCCCATAACTGATGAAGTGTCATTAAATTTATAGGAAATGAATATATTGTATTATTGTAATTAACTTTTGTTCTTAAAGTAAAATTATTAAAGGTAGTAAAATTATTAACATATTTCCATATTAAATTATTATTTGTATGAAATATATGTGGTCCATATTTATGAATATCTATATCTTTATATTTTTCTGTAAAACAATTTCCAGCAATATGATTTCTTTTATCTATTATAAGTACTGTTTTTTTATTTTTAATACATTGCTCAGCAAAAACAGAACCAAATAAACCAGTTCCAATAATTAAGAAATCATACATAATTTATTTTATTATTTCCTAGTAATTTTATTCCATTTACCGATAGGACATTCTTGGTCAGACCATGCTAGCTTATTCATGAATATTTTTTTAGTACTTAAATTACAACCACAAACCAGACACTGTTGTTTTTCTTTATAAAACTTATCGCATTCTATGCAAATATTATATCTGTTTAGTATTTCTTGATTTGTGCATTTAGGAGATCCAGCCCATATATGAAACCAAAAAGACCTAATGAAGTTCTTTAGTTTTTTCATTGTATTCATTTTTGCGTTCTTTAACTGCTATTATATTTCCTTCTTTATCTCTAAAATATAAATCTAAAATTTCTACAGAAGTATTTCCTTTCATCCAGACAGAAAATCCATTTTTTACACTGATACAGAGATACTTTTTATCATCTTTTATCTGTCTAAAATCACACGTTAATATAAAATATTCATTTTTATAGGAAAATAAATCACCGGCAATTAATTCTTCAAGGTATTTCATCTTCCCATTCTTCCCATAATTCTTCTTGTTTTAAGAACTCTTTATCTCTTTTAAATTGCTTTTTTATTCTATTGGAGTCCTTATATTCTATATCTTCGTATTTTTTGGTTGTTTTCTGTTGAAGATTTTTTCTTCTGCTATTTTTCCTATTCTCAAAATCAGAATCATTTGTGTTCATTTTATTCGAAATTCTCCTGTCTCACATAGGTATGATATCATGGTGATATACACTAGTCAAGGGGTGGCTTGTAAAAAAAAATTAAACTTGACAATTGTTCACACAGACCATATGTATTATGCATGGGGTGTTAATATTACTTTGAAGAGTTTTGTTTGATCCAGCTAATAAACTTACTAACTCTTGTATGTCCAGATGAATCTCCATAGTCTGAATCTGTCTTTTTATCTTCTGATATGACACAAGAGTTTATTCCTGCTAATTTACCGTCTATCCAAAGACCTCCACCACTATCTCCATTACCAATCAAAAATTCTAATTTTGTCTTATCAGATATAGAGGGACTGCAAATAAGTAAATCATTTTCAATTTCATCTATCTTATTATATCCAGCTCTTCTTTTACCATCCCAGGTATTTATTCCAGTAATGAATGTTCCTGTTTGTCCATACCCTGATATAGCACATATCTTATTTACTTCATCAGTCTTGTCATAAAGATCAGTATAAAATTCAGCATCTATATCAGACTCAGTATGGCATAACGCTATATCTGCAAAACCAAATTTAGTTTCTTCAAAATCTTCGTGACAAATAACTTGATCTATATTTATTTTTTGTCTATTGGGACTATATAAGAATACTGTTTTTGATTCTTTTACAACATGAGCAGCAGTTAAAACCCATCTAGGATCTATCGCTACAGCAGAAGCACAGAATTTTTTTGTTTCTTGGTCATCGTATGATCCCGCTATTTCTAGCACGCATTTAAATTTTTCTCCATACTCTAGATAATTTTTATCTGGTATGTTAGGATCTATAGTTCCTGCACTACTAAGCGAGAATAATAAAATAGAACATAGGATGTATAGTATGCTGTTCTTCATAGCACACCTCTTATATAAGGAATTATACCTTATAAAGAATACACCTAAATTGATAAGTTATTATTTATATCTTACCTATAATCCTTCCCTTTTGGGTTCTTACAACAAAACCTCTTCTTACTAGATATGGCTCAATGCTATTCTCAATAGTCTCTATGGCGATTCCAGTGAGCGATGAGAGGCTTTTTAAACCCAGAGGGGTTCCCTTTGACTTTTTTAAAGTCTCGACGTACAGCCTGTCGTATGAGTCCATACCATGTTCATCAATGCCTTGATTGCTGAATATCTCGTGAACAGTCATGCTGTTGTCTTTGTAATAAGCGACACAATTTTTATACCACTGAAGTCTACCATTCAGAATTCGCGGAGTACCCTTACTTCTTTTTGCAATTTCAATTAGATCATCATCCGAAACAATTAGTCCGAGCTTTTTGGCGTTTAACCTGGCTAGTTTTGCTAGTTCATCGTCGGTATAAAAAGACAAATGTTCCTTAATTTGAAATCTATCATAAAATGGCTGACTGAGACTTCCACCACTTGTTGTAGCACCAACAAGAGTAAATAATGGAAGATCAATTGTCTCTATATTTCCATCCATAGTAAGATTAATTACAAAGTCTTCCATGACAGGATAAAGAAATTCTTCAACTATTTTAGGAAGTCTGTGAATCTCGTCGATAAATAGTATTGATCTTGGTGCAATCCCAGTAAGATAGGGAAGAAGACTTTTTATGTTTCTTATATTAGCAGCATTTGCCGTATATAGATTTACATTTAGTTCATTAGATATGGCACTAGCAATTGTTGTTTTGCCAAGTCCCGGTGGTCCATCAATTAAAACATGAGGAAGAACCCCGTTATCATTTTTACAGCCAGATACACAAATCTTCAGTCTGTCAATAACACCACCCTGCCCAATAATTTCACCAAATGTTGTTGGTCTAACCTGAGAAGCCATTTTATTTACTCCAATTATTTGTTTTTATTTTCTTTTACCCAAAACACAAAATCTTCCGCTTCGTCATCGTATGCTGTTTCTACTAACCCTCTATTTACCAGACCATTCAATAAATTACTCGTCATTCTGTCGTTGAGTGCCTCAATAATTTGTAAAAATAATTCATCTGTAATTATGTATCTACTTTTTTTTGTTATCTTATGTTTTTGTTCTTTTGCTATAGACTGTATTATGACTAGTGACTCATCATAAGATAGAATAGTGTCTAGTTCTTTTTTTTCTTCTTCTGATAAATCAGTTATATCTTTATTTATATCATCTATTTCTGAGTTATTATCTTTTCCAAATAGATTAAATAATAATACTCTAGAATAATTTACAAAATATTCGATATCTTTTACAATAAATTCGTCGTTCATGATATTTTTCTAGTTAAGTATTTCATGTAGAGATTGATAATACTGTGGTTGTCTTACTATGTGTGCAGCATGACTTTGTAAATGTAATTCGTATTCTTTTTGAAGTTTGTTATAAACAAAGTATTTGATTTTCCATATTCCTTCATTGTACTGATTATTCCCCAAATACAGGGAGGTTTTATCCCCCGCTGTATTGGAGAAGTAATCATTCACAGGTAACGCAATCGGAGAAAATCCATCTGGAAGTAATGGAGTATTATAGTTAGATAGGTTCTTCAACGCATCTTCTATAGCCTCCTTACTTATCCATTTATATTCTATCTTATTAATCAGACTATCCATATATTTCTTGACCCATTCAGTATCTATCTGAAAGTAGAATTTGTATGGATCATTATTTTCTGGATTGTCAGGATTGTTCATAATTTAACTAAACTCTTTCAGACCATCTTGGTCCAGTATTATTAATTACATAAGGTCGAGTTGGTTTACGTCCACGCTTACCTTCATATCCTAATCGTTTCATAATATTACCAACTGTTTGACCACTAACATACCATTTTGTGTTCTCAAACCTACCTTCTTTCAGAAGGTTAGCCATGTCCCGATTTTTACTGGTTTTTTGAACTAATTCGATAAAATCTTTTTTGGAAGATTCATTATCTAGTAAATGCTGTAATAGTTTATTTGTGTGTCTTCCCATAATTTATTCCTCCTAGTCCAGACACAATCGGGGGACACAAAAGCATCCCCCGACTGATCCGGTTTTAATTAACCAACGCAAAATTTATCACTAATCTGGCTTGCCAAGTCTCTGGCAGCACCAGAAAGGAATCGGTTGTTGCTGAAATACAACGCTGTGGACGCTTGGTTGAGGTACTCGACCACCGTTTTTAAAAGTTTGGCCTGCTCCCCACTCAAAACTAAACCGCTGTCACCAGCATGAGAAGGCAATACTGGCGACGGATCACCATAAGCCTTTTCAAACTTGCTGTTGTAAGCCTTTGAAAGATCCTCATTATAACTATCTGGAGTCTGATTATAAGACGCCCAAGCACTACTCATAGAGTTCTTTTGACCACAATAATCAGCACTACTGTTTGTATAGACTGCTCTTTGACTATTAAGTTCATTCAGAATCTTTGCAGCAGCATCAACGGTCACTGGAAGTCCAGTAGCATCAGACTTCTTATAGGTTTTTCTCCACTGTTCAAACCAAGCATCGCTAGTAGTATTAGGAACAATAGTTACTGTTGCTGGTTGACCATTTAATGCAGAGATTAAATCTTGAACATTAACGCTCTTACCAGTTGAGCCGTTTAGAATACTGGTAAAGTAAGATGCCTTCTTTTCCCAGCACTTACGCCACCAAGTATAAGGAACTCGGTAAATCTGATTGATCTTGATGGCTCGTGCATCTCCACCAAAGTAATTTACCAGTTTCTTCTGAATACCATTCCATGTGGTTTGATTAATCAGAGTTCGACTTTGATCATCCATAATCCAATAAATCTGATAACCATTACGAGTATCTACTACCCAACTTGGCTTAACAGGAAAATTATTGATCTTGTCAAGAGAGGACTGCTTAAACTTCATAACCTCTTTTGAGGGTAGATAGTTTCCAGCATCATCTCGACCAGCATCAATATCCACAAAGCAACAAGCAATAGTGTTGATAGCATACTGCTTTCGTCCACCGTTAACGTAGAAGTAAGCATCAGAGTTGCTATTCTCGTTAGCGTCATGTACCTCGTTTAGATCACTAGTATGCTTCATACTACTAATCTTTCTACGAGGATCTCCATTATAACAAAAAATATGACCAGCATTTAGATTAAAAGAATCTAGAAACTGCTGCTGTAGTCTACTCCATGAATTAACATGACGCTTTCCAGTATTGCTGTTAGCCTTATCATACGGATTAAAACCAAGTTCCATCTTAAACATATTTCACCATTACCTGTAATTGTAAACAACCTCAAACCATATCGAGATAGCAACCTCTACTATCATTAGCGATATAAAATAGCGGGAGAGGAATTGAACCTCTCTCAAATAGCGTTTGTCGAGTTTCCCAACCAGAGGCTATTATCTTAGTCACCAGACTCCACTTTAATTTTTAATCAACCAGGATAAGAGTTGTCAAACTCATCGTCCTCATCATCTTCAGCATAAGCCTCTTCAGCCTCTTCGTCATCATCCTCATTCCATCCCCAATCATAGTCATTATCATAATCTTCGTCCTCGTCCTCATAATCATCCTCACTAAAGACAGATGAATAAAGAGGCTTGAGAAGTTCGCCTTGATACTCTCCGACAACTTCATATCGGCAAGTGCGAAGTTTCTCATAGTTACAATCACTAGGAACACTCACAACATCAGCAGGATTAATCTTAACGATAACAATCTTATCACCACTTTCCAGACTACCATAACCGGCCACATAATTCAATGCACCAGCATGAAGTCCATTTGAACAACCTCGGCCACGATCATCATCAACCTTTGATCGCGTCATTTCACAGATTTGACCAACACGATTGTCAAAAACTCCACGATACTTATCCTTATAGTCACTCCTGACTGCCTTATAAGCAAGAAAATAACCATCTTCAGTAATAGGTAGATGCTCATGCTCAAGGAAATCATACAGTTCCTTCTGACTCTGCATACTAGGATTCTCCATCAGGTTATTCAGGAAATTAACAAGAGGCTGAAAAGGCAGACCCTTACTCATAAACTCCAGAATTCTCTTGCTAATCGACCCATGAACAACCTCACCCTCATAAGTTACCTGACCATTCTTGATCTCAACAAGACCGTCGCTAAAAGTAGCAACTGCCTTCTCAATATCAATCATTTCAAGCAACTCGTCAGAAGTTGCAGAAGGAAGTGCCTCCAGAATCATCTTATAATTAAGATGGTCAGGCAGCACTTGAAAACTCTTGTTGTTCAGCACAACCGTCAGATTACCATCGACAAACATAAATGGAACACTCATGATACAAACTCCTATTGTTTTTAGTTACCTTGTGAATTACTTGATCAAACTACTAAACTGAATCTTAAACAAATCAATCTTGTCGCTATCCATACTCTCAACCCATATAGTATTATTTCTCTTACCATAATAATTATCAGCAAATTGAGAGATAGGATTATTCTTGCTGTCCAAATCTCTAAGACTGCCGTTATTCTGGTTGCTTCCCATAATATACTTCAACATCGGGTTCTTGTCAACCTCGACTTTAAGAATTTTCTTCAAGTCTGCCGCTTTGGTCAACTTATACTTGATTACTTTAGTATCAGACTTAAACAATTTAGTATATCCCTCAGTGTCATCAAAATAGTCAAACATCTGATGTTGAATATTTATAAGAGTGTTATACTGTACATTTTTCTTCTTGAGTTCCTTACTATCAAGATTATCAATACCTCGATCCTTGAGCAAAGAATTAATATGGTCAAAATATTCAGTCTGAGAGAATCGTTTCAGATCAAAAGTTGCTCTGTGCATAGTATCAGCAAAGAATTCCATTACAAGAAAACTATCAATAATACTACATAGTTCAGTGTTCTTGATATATTTCTTATATTCAAGACCAAAAATACTCAACATATGACAAGAGAACTGGCTAACCAATGTTCCATGATTGTAATAATAATTATCATTATCGCCATCCTTACTTATAAATTCCTTTTTATAGAATTCAACAATAGAGTTGTACTCATTGGTATTGTTAAAATAATTCTTAATCTTTGTTGAGAGAATCTTCTTAAACCAAGTGTTAAAGTCAACAAGATTGTGTCCTTCACTGGTCATTTTTGCTACAAAATTGCTCTTGATAGCATAAACCTTCACATCTCCAAACAGTCCCTTGATATTCTCATTATCAAATAGCGATACAATATTATTGATCTTAGGAAACTCTGGTGTGCTTTGATAGCGAAGAATAGGAACATAAATGATAGAATCACTATCACTTAATTCATCTAGTTCGTCACTTGTAAGAGTTTTCAAACTTAGAGCATCATTATATTCGACACTAAGTTTACCAGAATCCTTAGACTGACCATGAATAAAGAATACATCTTGATCGCTCACACTACCATTGCTATTTCTGACTCCATTTTTACGAGGGCCAGAACTTTGAGTAAGATGTTTATAGTCAGAAACCTTGAGCAGATTCGACTCTCCAACATCACTAATCAGATCATCAAAACCCTTATCGCTTTGAGTATGATCCTTACTGTCCATAATCATGTACGCAAAGCAATCATTTTGATTACAATATCGTGTAACGATTTTCTTGGCAGTTTCTTCGCCCTTAACATCACAAACGAAGAAAGCAATCTTACCATTCTTCTTCTGACTATTCCAGTAAGCATATCCCTTACCAGTAAGAGTGTCGTGATGGATTTTATCTGTGAGAGAAATAAGGCGTCGTGAACGATACCCGCTGCTCTTGTAGTTAAAAACGTACAGGTTCTTACCGGCCTTGATTTTATATTCAAGGTCAGCACCACTATTAATGTTGTGGTTTTTACCATTAGGATCAGTCCAAG